GGACGTGGATTGCGTATCTGTGTACTATCAGGCTCATCGCGCACGGTTGCGCACGCTTACGGTCTGAGTCAGGATGCTCGTATTATTGAACAAATATTACGAGAAGCCAGTGCTGGAGGGTCTATTAAAATCGATTCCGTAGAGCACGGAGATGCTTATACTTACGGAACAGGCAATAGGGCAACAGGAATGGTTGATATTAATATCCATTTGGAGGTGCCCTGTCGTATGGCGTGGCGCTACGGACGTATCAATATCGTGGTCGTCAATCAGGAGTGGTGGTATACAGACGCGTGGAAATGGGTATTGGAGCCGCGAGAGAAGGGCGGTGCCGATATTATTGTCTTCAAATCCAAGTACGCTCGTAATATGTTCTTTGACGTGGAAGAGTCTCGTACCCGCGTAATCTCTTGGCGTGCCGGTCCCGAAATCTCCGCCGGTTTATCCGCATTAGGAAAGAAGAAGCGTGAGTTCCTGTATCTGGTTGGTGCGTCAGCAAATAAAGCAGCAGCGGCAATGATTATTGTCGGCGTCTGGAAGGCGGAGTGGCCTCCGCTACACGTCTATGGCTCTAAGATGATTATGGACTCCCTACGCGCGAAGTTTTTTGATGCTGGGACGCGAGGGGTTGAACTCCTAGATACCTACGCCACCGAAACGGAAAGGGTGAAGGCACAAGCGGAGTACGAATTTCACGTCGTAGCATCGGCAGCTGAAGGATTCGGTTATACGTTTGCCGAAGCGGCAGCGGTCGGCGCCCTGCCATTATGGACCGATATTGGAGTATACAGTGAACTTTATGGTGATATTCTCGGCGTGGTTGGTAAGATTTCTACACGGAAAGTACTTGAAGAATCGCCATTTCCTGATAAGCCCGTATTATTTGGGGGAGCTGACGTTTGTAGTGCAGTAGAATCGTTGCTTGGACTCACCAAAGAGGAGCAAAAATCTATGTCTGGTGCACTGCGCCACCGCTCCACAACCCGTATGAAGGAGTTCCGTGCGTCGTGCCGCTCTCTACTCAAATCCGCTATTAAACTACTTGTTTTGCCAACTGTAGTTGCTTCGTATCCGCCACGGCTGCCCGCAATTCCTGATTTTCCTCACATAGCTGTTGTAACCCTGACCCACAATCGCCCCAAATGGTTTCCTAATATGGCTAACAACATCCTAAAGTCCGATTATCCCAGTGATAAGATTACCTGGATTATTGCCGATGATAGCGACGGAGATGGGCGCATTGACGGTGCGGTCTCTAAGTTCCAAAGCGTCAATCGTCATATTCGCGTTCGCTACTTATCGATGCCCAAAAAGCTCGCAATCGGTGATAAGCGTAATAAGGCGTGCCTAGCGGCGCCGCCTGAATGTTCTATCTTTATGATGATGGATGATGACGACCACTACCCTGTTTCGTCGATTCGCGCTCGTATGGCGTACCTCAGCGATCCTGCGATTGAATGTGTCTATTGCTCTACTTTGCCAATGTACGACTCCAAACGGTATATTAGCGCGATGAATGTTCCGCCGCTCAACTTATCGGTAGCTGAGCGGATTAGCGAGGCGTCTTTGGCATTCAAGCGGTCGTTCTTTGAAGGTGGTAAGTTTCCTGCGTCCGTCAATGTTGCCGAAGGCGAGGGGTTCATTGTTGGTCGCGAAGCATTGACCGCCGAAATCTCTCCCCGTGGAATTATTGTATCGTTTCTACACGGCGGCAACGCAACGTCACGTCGTGTGCCCGAAAGCACTGAACCCAATGGATGCCATTATGGATTCAGTGATGAATTTTTTACGTACATTTCCGAGATTTCTTTGTAATAGTTCGGTTATTATATCAAAATATTATATTATTGTCTAATATAATATGTTTAATTCACAACATAAGCAAGATATGCTGTTAGAACTATCTGTCTTTAAAGGATACAAAAATGGATTTTTTATAGATATTGGCGCCCACGATGGAGTTACTATAAATAATACTTTATATTTTGAAAAATATAACAATTGGAGTGGCATAAATATAGAACCAATCAAAAAGGTATATGATAAATTAGTTGTTAATCGTCCAAATAGTATTAATATAAATTGCGCAATATCTAATAATGATGGAACAGCTGAATTTCTATCAAACGATGGCTATACAGAAATGCTTTCAGGATTAAAAGACAATTTTGATCCAAGACATCTTGAAAGATTGCAAAAAGAAAATAATCAAATGGGTTCAACAACACAAACAATTACTGTTATAACAAAAAAACTAGAAACAATATGTGATGAATATAATATTAATCATATCAATTATTTATCTATTGATGTGGAGGGTGCCGAGTTTGAAGTAATTAAATCAATTAATTTTGATAAAATTTTTATTGATATTATTGAATTTGAAAATAATTACGATGATACTAGCGGTCCAATAATCCAATATTTAGAAAATAAAAATTATATTATAATTCATAAATCATTAGATATTTTTATGATACATGAAAATTCTATTTTTAATAAAGAATGAGATTTCTCTTTAATGTCTGCGACGGGACGCACGACGCTTATTCTTTCTTGTAGATTTTCTAGATTTACCAAAAAATCCAAATACCTTGTTCTTTGCAGCGGTAGCTAAAGATCCTGCCTTATTCTTTGCAGTCTGATACAAAGTTGGCGGTTTTGGCTCACTTCCCCTTGCGGGCGGCGGACCGAGATGGCTAGTATTAAGTGGTGTTAGCGGCACAAATGGAGTTGGTGCTTTTGATGGACCGCCAACAATAGCATATTCACTTATAGTTTCAATATTGCCCGTATTATCACTATCAATCTTATAAAATACTTCACCGTTTTTCGAAACAACCTCTACGATTTCTCCTCGCGATCTAGAACCGGCTTCGGGGTTGACACCATCGAGATATACTACAAGATTGCGAACCTTGTATTTTGGTGTTGACATATTCTAATATTTAAGAAGATTAAAAATCTGCAGTTGAGACCCATCGTTTGTTAAACTCAGGGCATAGAGCAACCGTGGTTGCCGCTTGAAACGATTTATAAACCGGTGAGGAGGTATCTATTTTTATCGGTTTGAGTAATTCTGCAGACCCCTTCATTTGTGCTACATAATTTCCAGGACTTGTATTGGTAAAGCCAGGTCCAGGTATTGCGGCGCTTCCACCATTGAACGCTAAATATCGTCCAAGTAATGCACTGATTGCCATCTGCTCTGTAGGGCTTCCTTGTTTGAAAGCATTTTGGATCGTCTGTAAATAATTATAACTACCGATAGAATAACTCATAATTGCATACTGGATATCGGGAGCAATATATGATAGTACTAACTCTGAATTAAAATCGACTAATGGTATACCTGCACATCCTGACACATCAGTAGGAAGTGCTCCAGAAATATCCGATGCGGAATCGGTAACACTCTGGTTTGCAAATCCTTCACGGCTTCGCATAGGATTATTATAAATAAATACACACATTGCTAATACTATAAAAAATATAATTGCTACTAACAATTCATCCAGCATCTTATTTAGTCTAAACAAAACAAAACTTTATGAGGTAGATGGATTTATCAGGTGCGTACGGTGACCATGTAGAGCCGCTAGCGTTTGCTACAGCCGACTTTGACGATGCCGATGCCGGCTCTGGTACAATGACAAATACTAAACAAGGTATAGAGAACGCCCTACAATTTCATATGAATGTAGGAAATACTATTGTGCCCGATGAGCGTGATTATCTCCGACCTTGGCGCAAGCGTCTCCGTGACATTCTAACAAATGAAAGTGAAATGCTGACGACCTTTTTAGAAAAACCACTCGAGGATACCTCTATTGTCCAACGCCATTCTCATTTCATTCGCTCCCTTGAACTTCCAACCCTAAGCTCGTCATCACAGTGGATGAAGGATAAAGTTGCAGTTGTTGCAGATAATGATGCAGTGTTGAGCGAGTTGGAAGCAGAGCTCGGTCATTCCATCAGCGATATTCGTAAGGATATTCACGCCGTTATGAATACGTATTTGGAAACGGTCAAGGAGATGTTTCGTAGTATGGAAATTTTGAATTTGAAGATTGAAAAAGTAGATACGATGAAAAAGCGTCTACTTGGCATCTCCATTGAAGATGTGGAAACGGAGGAAATCCTGGCTCTCAAACAATCGGTCGTAGGATATATTCGGTCCGAGTACGAGCGGAATAAGATCCAGGGCGACTACACCGAGTTTTGTCGGCACTACGCACGCTTTACGGCGCTGCGGTCCATCTTGATGGCACTCAATGTTAGCACGAATAACGCCGATGGACCTATTTGCTCCATTTGTACGACCGAGCGTGTTTGCTGGGCTCTTGTACCCTGCGGTCATACCTTTTGTAATGGCTGTGCGCAAAAACAGCGGCATCTATGCTTTGTCTGCCGTACGACACTACGGGACCGGCAACGCCTTTATTTTATCTAGTAAAGGCTGGGTACAGCCTTTACTTCATTTAGGGTTTCGTCAATCCAGGTGACGTTGATGATGGCATCGGTAAGTTTTTTTATAGTTTCGGCGTCCATTGGTATCTTTTGGTTGATTCGTTGTATAAGTGAATTATAACGAATCAAACAGAATTGACGTAGGAATCGGCGGGCTTCTTCGCTCGGCTGCTCCATTATGTAGTTCTTGCGACTGTGCTGCTGTGCTGCTGTGCTGCTGAGCTTATGAGGTGTAGACGGACAGCTCATTTTTTTTGGATAAAAAATGATAGTGTTGATATAATTAGAATAGAAGGTAAAATGTCTATCGTACCTGGCGCCGGCTCTACGAATTCGCTCCTAGTCCCCACCGGTACCGCTCCCGCTCCCGCTATTAGCGAACTTCCAGCGCTGTTGAAACGCTGGATGACGCTCCAAGAGGAGGTTTCCTCTCTCAATGCAGAAATGAAACAGCGTCGCACGCAGTCCAAAGCACTCAAGGATATTATTCTACGTATTATGGAGTCCAACAATGTTGCGAAGATTAATGTAAGCAAGGGGGCGGTTATTCATAGGACACGCGAAGTGACCGAAAAGCTCTCCAATGGCTTTATGCTCAAGCATTTCAAGGAGTTCTTTGGCGGCGATGAGGAACGAGCTGCGTCCCTTGTGAATTATCTAGAAGAAAACCGTACAAGCATTATGAAGCACGATCTCAAACTACAAGTTCCTAAGTCGAACGGGTCAGAGGAAAATTAGATAGTATTAATAGAAACAAAATGCTAGGTGGATTTTTTGCCAACAACATAAATGCTTTACTAGAGGCTTCGCCAGTAAGATTATCCGAGCCGTTTGAGAATCAGACCGGTCTAAGTGCTCTACCGTTCCGTGCGGCACTGGTATCATTCCTCACGGTGCTTCTTATCCTCGGACTCATCCTCCTCTTCGGACAGTATCTCTGGAACAATGTCCTTCATGTCCTCGTTCCTGGCGTGAAGGAGGCGAAGTCTGTATGGCAAATCCTGGGCATTTCTATCTTGATTATGCTCCTCAGCCCCGGCACATGCCAGTGTGCCGCATAAATTCCTTCCTTCGGTGTAGAGGAATGGATCCCTCCCAAACAAAAATCATAAAATGTTTTTTGTTTGTTTTGTTCGCCGCCGCATATGGATACTTTACAGGCTCTATAATTGCTTTTGTGATGTATGTACTTGACTAAATTGGTTAGAAGTACTGGTACTGTCCCTTAATCTCATACGGTCCCTGCTCCAACGAAAAATGGGGTACGTAATAACCGGGATCGCGTGCTCCAGAGGGGCGGTCTAGATTCGCCTTCTCTGATAGGCACGTGAACGCAATATTATGTGCCGTCTTGACAATCACGTTACGGAAAGCATTCCTGAGTTGCTCACGCTCCGCATCATCATACGAAAGCGTATCAATCAATATATTTCCACGATCGTTGAATTTCATAAACTCAACTTCAATATCACGTGAACGCAATGCCTTCTTCAAGCATCGTCCTACGAAGCTCGCAGGTGGCTCAATATCGTGCTGGGTCGCAAACGGAAGCTGGAAGGTCTGGTAAGGACCCGCGCCGGATCCTGTAATATCCGCATCAATACACAGAATTTTCTGAAGAATGAGATTGAGCTCATTGTAAGCCATTGCCTCCTTTGATGCAGGTGCCGCCTGCTTCATCTTGTATAATTGTTTGAGTATTCCCTGTGCTTCCGCGCTACGGAGTAAGCATTTAGGCATCGTCTCGCCCTCCAGTGCAATGACGGCGAATCCCTCGCTCAGGTATTTAGGCCGGAGGTAGAAAAACAGACTTAGTCCAATGAGAACAACAAATAATACTCCCGCATACGGTAACGGATCCATGTCTCTTATAGAAGAATCAGATTTTATGCGGCACCCACTTTTGTGACTGTCGCCCCCCCTGTACGAGTATCCCACGAAGCCTGTAGCGTACGGAAATGGTCGCGCAATCCACGGCATACATTTGCCACCGCTTGACGCGCAATCATCTGCTCCTGGTCAGCATCGCCGCCGTCTGATTCTACGCCAATACGCACAAACATCTCGGGGCGTAATGGATGCGGTACCTTATAACCCGCATACGTAATTCGCGGCTGAGCCTCGCCGTCCACGTGATTCTCCACTAAGTACGTTTCTAGGAGATTGCCCAACGTATGCGATTCGTTCGTAAAGACGATGTCTACACAGGGAAACCGTGCGTCGCCCTGCTGAACAACAACGTTCTTCGGTAGCGTTGCGTCAATATCCTCATACTTACGCACAAGTGCCTCCGCTGCCTTAAGAGCATTAGAAACAATATAGGGAATCGGCTGTGTGCCCACAGATTCTAGATAGAACGTAAAGTTCGTCGGATTGCCGCGCTCGTCCGTAAGATAGCAACGCTGAACTTCCATCGTATTGAATTCACGCTTGAGCTCGGCAAGCTTCTCCTCCGCTAGATCCGTGACCTTCGGAATCTTCTTCGTATTGAGCAGCCAGTTTGTAAAGACATCCTCCAAATGGTCTTCATTGTTATCACGAGTGTACTCATATGAGCATTGGCTCACCGGCGACCAACGAATATTCTCGGCTCCTGTGCTAATGGACGCCTTCGCCTTCAGTTTAATCTGCTCGTTCGGTGCCGAGCGATTCCACTGCGGTCGCAGCCGAGTAATGAGTACCGTCTCACCCGTAATTGGGTCGGGAGGAAAGAACTGTGCCGTTGGTACCTGTACCGGCGCCTCCAACGGATTCTCAGGATTCTTCATAAAGATTTGAAAGTCTGATGCATAGACATCAATCATATCCTTTGAGGTATTCTCCTTATCAAGAACAAACTCATAACGAGCGGGGTCAAATGTCGCAACGTCCGCCGAAATAGGAATCATTCCAATACGATGCGAGATGATTTCGTTGACTAGCGGAGTCGTATTGACTGAGATACTCATTTCAGACGTCTCTGCCGGCTCTGTCCTGAATGCAACGGCGGGTGTAGAAGAAATAATCGCTCGGCGAATCGTATTTGCAATCGTTACATTCGCATTTAGCTTAAAAGTCGCACGAATCTTGCCAAGTGCCGGATTAAAGAGTGTAGGTCCAAGTTCAACATAATCCGAAAACATTTTACCTCCTCTTCTATCTTATACACCATTATCAATTTTTAGACCGGTGCCGTTTTACGGCTGCCGGTAAGCTTCGCTAGACCGGCGCCGTGACTCGCTCGTTTTTTTAGACCTTGTTAAATCGCCAGACTTTACAACGAGAAGATGAGCAAGCATCGGCTCTGGTATGGTTCAAAGTGCCGTCACTGCCAAGGATTTCTAGAAGAATTATCACGCACCCCCTTTGTATCACAGTTCCAATTGATTTGTGTCGATCCATCTCCTTCTCGTCCACCGCTCCCTAATTGGCTCAAATCCGTCCCATCTTTATGGGTTGCCGGCGAATCGGAGCCTCGTGTAGGTCCCGGTCCTGTCAATAATTGGCTTTTTGAAGCCCGTCTTAATGCTAGCGGCGGTCCTAAGAACGCTCAACGTTCTACAGACGACAATCGTGGTCCTCTTGCCGCTCCTGTATACTCTCCCGATATGGCTCCCCGTGGAGAAGCAACCAGCCGCTCCAATCCTCGCACAGGTGGCTCAATGGCTGTCAGTGCTGGAGGAGGTGGCGCAACTGTAACTGATATGGGCTCACCGAATGGCGAGCCTAGTGCCTACTACGGCTCCGAAATGGAGGGCGGAATGTGGTCCGATAACTTCAGCTTTCTTGGCAGCGAATTCAGCTCCGATAAAGGCGTAAATCCTATCGAACGTAATTTCGCCTCACTCATTCCTGGTGGTGCTGCAGGCTCCTCAGCTGCCGCCGCTGCTGCCGCTGTTACCGGTCCCGCAGCACAACGTACTGCCAAAGAAGATAAACTCCTAAAGGAATTTGAAGCCTATACTGCAAGCCGCGATCGTGATGTTAGTCGCCCTGTAGCCCGTATGGGGTAAAAAAATGACAAAAGGTTTAAACGTATAAGTAGATTTAAAAATCAATGGCGAATCTTCTTACGGCTTTTAATACAAAGCTATTTGAATTCGTAGAGGAGCTTGCTGATACCTATCCAGAGGAGAAGGATATCGCAAGTGCCCTTGATTCACTACGCCTTCTCAAGAAGGTGAATCCCAAACTCATTCATTCCGGATTTATGGAATACATCTATCCTGACTTTCATACGCCGGTCATAAATGAAGATGAAGCGACACTTATTGCTAAGGCGAAAGATATGACAACTGGTGCATACAAGGATTACGCTGTTGCCTACATCATCTTTGACCGCCACTGGGCAACTATGACCGAAGCTAATAAGAAGGCAATCTGGAATTGGTGTAAAGTGATTGTAATTCTAGGACGCCGTGCCGCCGGTATGCCCTAAAAGTCGCACTTGCGTTTCTTTATTTGTTACAGACTCTTTGTCTCTAACAAGTAAAAACATGTCGGTCTCGTTCTCTGCCACCTATGTACAATTTGTCACGGAACTATTGGAAACATTTCCGGAATACGCCGGCGCACTCAATACCGCTAAGACGGACTCCAATGCACGCGAGAACTTCCTAGCAGTCTGGAAGACCCATACCAATAACATTGCTGTTCAAAACGATTCTATTTTTACGGAAGCCGGTCTGGAATTAGTTCCTGGATTCTCTATGACTAAAAAGCTGTGGTCTGAGCTTTCTAACAATAGTCGCACTGCCATTTGGCGCTATTTGACATCACTACTACTCATTGCCGCCGCATTTGACGGTGCCGAGAAGACGGACGGTATTTGGGATATTTCTGGCTTTGAGCACGATATGGAGGAGATGATGAAGCGTCTCAAGTCAGGCGAAGATAACGGAATGAAGGATATTTTTGAGAAGTTGGCGAAGATGGCTGAGGGTTTCGGTATGAAGGATATTAGCGGTGCCTTTGAAGGTCTCGGAGGCACGGGACCTGACGGCAAGCCGAAGTTCAAGATTCCTGAGCGGCTGTTCAAGGGTCATATTGCCAAGATTGCCGAAGAGATTGTAAGCGAATTTAATCCCGAGGACTTCGGTTTGTCACCAGAAATCCTCAATAGTAATGATCCTACCAAGATTTTTACCTTTTTACAGGAGATTTTCACGCAGAAGCCCGATATGCTCATTGGAATCGCGCAGCGTATTGCGAAGAAGATTCAGGCGAAGTTCCAGCGTGGGGATTTCAACCGCGATGAGCTTATCCGTGAAGCCGAAGAGCTGATGAAGGAGTTTTCTGATAACGAAGCGTTTTCAGGTCTCTTTGAACAGCTCGGCGAGATGCTCAAGGGCGGTGAGAAGGAATCGGGCAACGAAGGCTCGGCGCGTCGCCGTGAAGTACAGGAGCGCCTCAAGAAGAAGGCGGCAGAGAAGGCGGCGAAAAAGGCTGCTGCTGCTTCTGCTTCTGCTGCCGGTGGTGCTGGCGTCGGTGTAAGCGCAGGGGCGGCGGCAGCTGCTGATGCTGCTGATGCTGCTGCAAATGAACTACTGATGGAAGATAGCGCTGCGAAAGCGAAGGCGGCAAAGAAGAGCGGTAAGAAGTAATACATAGAATAAAAACATTCGTCAAAGTAAGTGAATGAGCTCGTCCCGATGCAATCCATTCTGGGTGGAGTCACCCAGTATATTATGGGAGCAATGGCTTGATTTTTTCCCGTTTACCGAGAAAGCTCGCAAATGTACTGCAAATGCTCTTAATTCATTAACCCGCTTTGGTTTATATCTTGGGGTATTATTGGCAGTTCTACATCGGCACGGAGCGTATCTCGGCATTACGCTTGGAATCGCTCTGCTGTCAGTTGCTGCCTACTACGGAATGAAAGAACGTCATATTCTACGCGAAGGATTTGAAAATGGAATTGTAGGACCTACCCTATTTACAACGCCTGGTACTACTCCCCCGAACTTTGTTGGAGGCATTGCGGTTGCGAATAAGAATATATCGGACGTTATCGGTACAAAGGAACGTACATATTCTTTGCCAAATAATCCGTATATGGGCGTACTTGTAAACGAGGTATTGGATAATCCTAGAAAGCCGCCGGCGGCGACAGTTGACACGTCAGATATGGCTCGCCTGTTATCCGATGATACGCAGGACCGTCTCTACGGCGACCCCAACGACGTATTCCAGCACTCGCAGAATCAGCGCACGTGGATTGTGCCACCATCCACTTCGATTCCTAACGACCAAGAGTCGTTCCAGAACTGGCTCTTCCGCGTACCTGGACTCAGTTGCAAGGAGGGCAACCTTGCCGTGTGCCAGACTGGCACGGAGGGTGGACAGGTTCCTTGGTTGGCTGCGCCTTAGGTTGGCTGCGCCTTAGGTTGGCTGCGCCTTAGGTTGGCTGCGCCTTAGGTTGGCTGCGCCTTAGGTTGGCTGCGTTTTATTTCACTTTTGTATATAATAATTTTATACAAAAGTGAAAAAAAATATACATATTAAATAAACATGTCTGCCTCTAACCAATATTATACGTTTCAGGAAAAGGATTTACGGATGTTAATGCCGACTCTTGGTCAGCATCTTAGACCCGATGAAGCAAAAGTTGCTCTAAAAAAGATTGGTGAAACATTTAGTGTTTACCCGAAGAATGTTATGGCTGAACTTTTTGGCGCGGTTGATTCAGCAGTTCAAATGGGCGGTAAACGCAGAAAAACACGCCGTAATCGTAAGGCGTCGAGAAAAAACCATTGAACATAGTAAATGGCGACTCGCAAAGTATGCCGCACCAAACCCTTTTCTTGGAAGACTCGGTCTGTCAAGAAAAGTCCTTTTAAGGCGCTAGCCGTAGCGAAAAAAGCGGAATCATCATACTGGGGAAAGAAGGCGATTGGATTTACTGCAACATCGTCATTGAAGGCAATGGGTAGAATTCCTCGTGCATCAGGCTGCTACGTACTTGGTCCCAAGTACGCATAGGGTAAGGAATAATAAACGCATCATGACGGACCAAAGAATCCAACTTCACCACTAGAACTCTTCGGTAAGGAAGCGTTGTATTGGTGTGTGCTAGATTTCGAACAACATAGAAGGGTTCGTCGCGATACTCAAAGACAGTTGCCCACGTGGCTTGTGCCCGTGGACTATCAAGAATCTTCATAAGAATCAAATCCATTGTTACAGGTTGATGCGGAAATACTAGTTGAACCTTATTCAAGTAATCATTGCGTATACGCTCAATTGCAGCATTCGTATTAATCGGATGAAACGCCGTATCAGGTACTAGTGGATACGGAATATCCTTAATTGAAAGAGTAATGACAGACATATTAACTGGGTTTGGTAAGTGTTGTTGCGAATCCATCTTTCGCCGAAGGTTGCGTCAATTTTTTTGTCTTCCTGATGGATAGAAGGCAATGTCAGTCGCACCGTTTCCCCGCGGCGTAGATGTCGCTCCCAAAGAATATCAGATTAACGAATTCACTCGTACATTTGATGATACGTGCGAAGTCGCACAGCAGATGCGTGATCAGACGGGTCCCGGAATATATCAGGTTCGCAATTTAGTACCTAAGCAGGCGGATGCCGTTAAGATTGAGTACCCTAATCCTACGCTGCTCGGTCGTGAGGGTTTCGGCTACAACAACCAGCAGATTGACCAGGATTCGCGCCTCCGTACTGACCAGACGCAGGAGGGTCGCCTTCGCTGCCCGCTCCACGTCCAGTCTCGCCCTTTCACGACGGTTCCCTACATGGGAAATGGTCGTGGTAACCCCGATGTTGAGAGCGACTTAATCTACGCTGAGTGGGCTCGTATTGAGCGCCCTTGCGGCACCGTCACGGAGACATTCTTTGACGGTCAGTTTGTCCCCCTGGTGCCCCACTTAGCGAAGCACATTCAGAACCCGTCCAACTTAGTCACGGAAGTAGCGGCACCTGGCTGGGTACGTGGCGGAATTCCCTCGCGCCAGTTCATCCGCGACCTCAACTGCTAATTAACCAATACATAAATTGTAGTTTGGGTAGAATAGTATCTAGGGCGGTTAATTCTATTAGGTCGCTGTACCACTGGTTTAATTTTTGGTCTAAGTTCATATTGAGCTCAGCCCAATTTTTGATAATTACTACTGGCAGTTTATGTTGTTTGAACATATCATCCAATGGACTCGATTTTACGATAACAATACAACCGGCTAAGAAAAGTTCCCAAGTACGGTGGCAATCAAATCCACGCCCTGGCGGCGATAATACAAACTGATACATATTATAAATTTTTGTAATGTCGGTAAAGGGAACCTGGGATTTCAAACAAATAACTGTCGAGTTGTTGCGGACCGTAGCTCTCAGGTTTTCCCGCTCTAGACTACTGCCAGTTAAGTGTGCATCTAGAAATACTTTGTCCTTGATTTTCGGCGGGGCTGTTTTGCGGCACTCTAACATAAACTCGGTCTTTTGTTCAGGTTTATTATTGATGAGCCATTTTGGAGTATGGAAGTCGAATCCTATTGGCATATAGCCGAGTTTTTCGTGCTCTATAGTTTTATCGTAATTCTGCGTAAGCCATTTGCTGATATTTGGATGATTCAAAATGGTTTGGACTGTTTGGGGTTTATAAGACATTGGGACAAGCCGGTCACCGTCCGATGTAATTAGCGTTACGGGGTGAGCGAGAAGGTCAAGGTGTTTTGTAGCTATATCTAGGTCGGTTGTACGTAAGGGACCCAGCGATCCGTTACGTATCCATAGAATCTGGGTTGCGGATTTCAGTTGGTTTATAAGTTCCTCTTCGGTTGCGAGGTATTCAGTACCTTTTGTGGAATATGCGTTTTGTAAGGGACCCCCTTGGGTTCCAAAGGGACCCCCTTGGGTTCCAAAGGGACCTTTTGACCATAGCATTTTATTATTACTATTAATACTATTAGTGTTTTTAAACTTCAAATATATTAGAATGTATTCATATGTTAAAAATCAATATCTTCCTGATCTTACACCAGAGTCTGTAACAGATGAAATCGCACTTGCAAACGGAGAATTTTTATTAGAACTTCTAGAAATATATCTAAATAATGATTTTACAGATTGGCACATACTTGATATGTTTAAACCCAATAATGTGGTGACTGCTGAAAGAAAAAGCACTATTCTTGGAAAATTTAATACAGATGAAAACAAACAATGGTTAGGACGGCAGTTTTATTTAGCAATTGGTATGCCTTCTCATGGCAAGTTCATAGATGGATACGGTTCTTTATTTGATGATGTTCCTATGTTTCTTAATTGGCTTACAAATCGT